AGTTCGGCACGACGACGTGACTGGTTGATCAAGTTTCCAGCATTTCGCTGAGCGTCCTCGGTCAAATTCGCTGCAGTGACCTTGGCATCGTAGTCCTTGCTCGCGGCTTGGTATTTGGCCTCCAGATCCGTCAATTGTCCAGCCGCTACGGGTGCACTCATTGTCTTCAAACAACATTTGCGTCCACCACGCAGTAGCGCCACACCTTGGACTGACCCGCAGTATCGCTGTGACGGATCACCTCTACCACGTCTCCGGGAATCGCACCAAGGATACGCGCCTGGATATCTTGGGAATCAATCGAGAGCAGCTGGACCTCGGGCTTGGTGATGTTCCGCGTCTTGAGGAGCTCCGTAATCTCGTCGGGCTTCATGATCCGATGCGGCATGGACCAGCGAGACTGCGTGATATCGTACTGCAGCTCAGGGAGGTAGAAGAAGTGAATGCGTTCCTTCGACGCGGCCTTCATTTGCAGGAGTGCGTTATCCGATGGCTTCGACCGAGACACGACAATCATGCCTTTGGTGTAGGCGTGCTCCGTCGCAAACTTGCGGTAGTTCCCAATGTCGGGAATGGAGGTGGTCTGTTTCTGGTTGAAGATGATCAGCATCTTGCCGATGGTGTAGACATTGACCTTCTCAAGATCCTCTGTGGTCACGCGGACTGTCTCTGTTGGAAGTCCGCGACGGGAGAGGAAGAGTCGAAGGGTCTCCAGTGCTGTCTCTTCGGAAGGCGCCATACTTGTTGTTGAGCAAGAGACGAAACAATCCCTTTTTTTCGGGGTCTCTAAACAATGACTGAATTCCTTGTGCTTCTCGTGGCCTTGTTGGCCGTCTGCCTCGCGTGGTACGCCTTCTTCTCCCCCGCAGCCAAGCGCCCAGACCCTGCGTTCCAAGACATGCGTGGCATTGTTCGCACGGATGTGACGATGGACTCCAGCTACGCCCAGCGCACCAACCACATGCCGCGGCCCAAGGTGAAGACCCCGCCGCTGGAAGGAATCCAGACTCCGTTTCAAGTGAATTCGCACCAGTCGTACATTAATGTCCAGGGTGGCCCGCCTCCCGGTCGTCTACAGGAGAAGACATGGTAAACTTCAATGGCTCAAAAGCAGAAAATACCATCGGCGCTGCGAGAACAGGTGTGGATCTATCGATGCGGACATACCTTCTCGAAACCCTGCACGATCGGCTGGTGCCAGAACCGCATGAATGTCTTTGACTTTGAGTGTGGGCACGACATCCCAGAGAGCAAGGGTGGCCAGACGACTCTGGACAACCTGTATCCCATTTGCAGGAGGTGCAATGTGAGCATGGGGAACCGCTACACCATTGCCCAGTGGAATTCCAAATTCGCACAGCGCAGGTCGTGGTTCTCAAAGATCTATCGTTATTGTTGTTGACGGCGGAGGCGCAGGTTTGGTTCCGTTGGTGCGGTGCTCGACCACCTCGTCCCAGAAGGACTTCATCTCAGGAAGATGCTTGGGCAGCCACTCGGGGTCACGCGGCACAAAGTCCTTCTTCACTGACTGCAGGATCCAGTGGATCTTCTGGTGCTCCTGCTCCCACGACGCATCCTTCGTATAACTTACCGTGTCGTCCTCGAAGATCACAAAGACACCTTTGCGACCTTGGAAGGCTACCCACTCGGCGTAGTACACCTGCTTGAACCGAAACTCCACATACTCACACTCATCAATCCCCGTGCACTCCATCTGCATCTGCATCTGGTGAATGTACGCAGACGGCACGCCCTCCTTGGCCACACGCGAGAAGGGGCACTTGAACTCCACCAGCCGCCCGTACCGAGTATCGCGGGGGCCCTTCGGAAAGATGATGCCGTCGGGAGAGGCACCCATGAAGGCGTGGATGGGATGCTGGACACAGGACACATCTGTGATGGAGCAGTCTGTCTCGGTCTCGTAGATCTGCTTTGCCACGGGCTCAAAGCGGGTGCCCCAGATGAGAGGTGCGCACGGAGGACCTGTGGACGGGGCAGGGGGCTCCAACTTGCGGAGCATGACACCACGCCGCGTCTCGCCACCCGTAAAGATGGCCCCCAACTCCGAGGCTGTGATCATCTGACCACGCTTGCTGTGCCACGCGGCTGTTCGCTGGTCGTTCTGTCCGTAGATTCGAATGACCCGACGGACATTGCGATCGCGCGTCCACCTGCGTCCAAGCTCGCCCTTCATGAGCTCATGTACCCGACCCAGAACATGACGACGAAGCACGCGATGAGACAGAGGCACCAGGCTTGCGCAATACTGTACGAAATGCCGAATCCTTGTTTGAAGATGAGTGAACGGCCCATCCCAGAGCCAATGTGTAAGGGCCTCATCCATTACAGGTTTCCATGCGTTGGACTCCTAAACTCATTTTCACTGGTGGAACACAGATTGGGTATGACGGATACTGTGATTCAAAGCAAGGAGCAGTGGGTGTTGCACCGCCTCGAGACCTTCTACGCCAACCCCGCAACCTTTGCGCGCGTTCAAGCCATTCTGCAGGGTGAGTCCAAGCTGAGTCTGCGGTTGATTGACTGGTTCGTCACCAATTACTCGAAGAAGCAGAATGTGTCCTTCCTGACCCGCGACAACAAGCACGTCATCGTGTACCTGGTCTACAAGGCGCACCTCAAGGCGTACAACAAAAAGATGTTCGACCCCTTCTGCAGGTGGAAGCGAATCCAGTTTCGTGGGCTCGACACGACCGTAGGCCAGCTCAACTTTTTCGAGTGGGCCGTGCAGGATGAGGTGCTGGACTACCTGGAGACCCATTACGATGAGATCCACGCAGACATGGAGGCCTGTTCGCAAGTGGTGACCAATACCGAGGAGGGCCGTCGCAAGCGCCATGAGCTGAGCCGTTCCGCTACCAAGTCGGTGCGCCGTCACGATGTGCGCGTTGTGGTCTCGTTTGATTAAGTGCCGCGGGCTAACAATGTTGTCTGCCATTGACCGCCGCGTAGTGTACCCGGTGTCTACCGACATTACCGAACACGATATTGATGTGGTGTCCGACCTGTGGACCATGGATGGCCGCGAGGTCTACCGCGGTCGTCGGGACCCTGCGTATACCCACGCCAATGTCTACTGGCTCTACGACGAGGACCTAGACCGCGTGGGATTGGCCGAACACGATCTGGTGGACCACGCAGACCTGCACCTGCGCTGGTACTACGAGAGTCCCTTTGCCACGCTCCTACAGGAAAAGGGATGGGAGGTCGGGGACAGCTTGTGGTCCGTGCTTCCCGAGTCCGTGTATGAGCGGTTCATGTCCGAGGGGTGGACGACACCCCACAAGATCCTCGAGCAGTGCACCAAGGGCTCGGTCCGTGTGTTCAGTCCCGATATGGTCTTGAACCCTCCGAAGGTGCACACATGTGAAAAGTGTGCATGGGCTTCTCTTGAGCCACTCCATGCGGGTTGTGTTGCGACTCAGTTGGATTTACCTAACCTGTCCAAGGTGTTTTTTGTGGATGATTCACTGACTCTTCACATCCCTCCGTCTGGTTCGAAGGTCTTCACATTGCTGCAGCCACCGCCGCACGCTTCCGACCCTTTGCCGCAGGGGTAGGCGCAGGACCCGCACCGCCCGTGTTGGCCCGATTCATCTGTGGAGGCGGGGCCTGCTCCTCCTCCTCAGGCTCCGCAGCCACTGGGACCTGAACCGAGTCCTCGGTCTCCTCCTCCGCATCCTCGCGGGTATTCTCCTCCTCAGGCTCCTTGATGTCGGCGAAGGCAGCCTTGGCAGACACGCGAGTCGGCGGGAAGATCTTGGCCAGCACCACACGCCAGGTCACACCGAAGCCAGTGCCCGTGACATAGATGCTCGGCGCAATCACCATGCGACCCTCCATGCGCTTGGCGAACACCGACTCAATGTTGTCCAGCGTCACGGCAATCGACTCGCCATTCGGGTCCATCGCATCCAGGCTGACCGCACCATCCCAGACCGAGATCTTCATGCGAAGGCTGGGCGGGTACTTGCCACTCGGCACCCACTCACCATTCACCTTCTCCACGCTAGGATTCAGGATCGGCTTCATCGTCTCACGGAGCACTGCCTCCGACTTGGACTTGCCGAACCACTTGCCACCATTCACAACCGCATGCTTGATGATCTTCTCCTGAAGGTCAAGCATGAAGTTGTAGAGCTGGCCAATATCACCGAGATCAGCAGCCGCACGCTCCTTCACGAAGGTGTCGCAGCCCTT